CTGCTCCTGCATTGATTTCGCTGATTCCGCCTCCGCCTGCCGCGCCAAGCCCGGCATAAGATTGCCCGCCCGCGCCAACAATCACGTTTATCGAAGCCCCCGGAAGCACGGGAAGCGCATAGCCATTCACAATTTCGCCGGACCCGCCGCTACTATAAAGAGTGCCGTACCGCGCTGCGCCACCCCCGCCTCCGACCAATGTTGCAGAAATCGCGTAGACGCCTTCCGGAGCGGTCCAAGTCCCCGATTCCGTGAACACCGCAAACCGGCGCGAGGTCGGGCCAGTGGGACTGAGGGCGTCCAAGAGGTTTCCGCGCGTTTCGGTCAGGCGCCCTTCGAGCACACCCACCCGCCGCCGAATCAAATCCACCAAGCCGTAAATCGGCGCAATCAGCGAGACACTCACTCGGGATCCTCCTCTTCGGGCGGTCCGGCAACCATGCCGATCAGGCGCCCGTCCTCGTCATAGGCAAACGTCTCCACGCGCACGACGCCGTCAAGCTCGCCGCTTACGGACGCGATGCGCCCGTCCTCGGTGTAGGTGTAGAGCAGCGTGCGCGTCGCCGTGGGCAGGGTCTCGACGACCTCCGAGATCAGCTCGTCCTCGCCGTAGGTCAGCGCGATCTCGACATGCGGGGTCAACGACGCCTTGAGTGCGCGCTCCTCGGCGGCCGCAACGGACGCCGCAATGGCCACGTCGCGCGCTTGCGCCTCCGCGGCAATGGCCGCCGTGCGCCCTTGCGCCTCCAGCGCGAACGCCGCCTCCGCGCCCGTGAGCCGGTTGCCGTAGTCGGTAATGGCCGAGAGGGTCTGATCGGCGATGTCGGCGGCGAGCGCGCCGGTGTCGAGCGGGTTGTAGTCGACCTCGATCGGCGGGAGCGCCTCGCGCGAGACCGCGAGCGAGAACGAAAACGCAAAATGCGCGTCTTTGTGCAGCGGGGCGCCGACCAGGGTGGCGTAGGGCAGATAGCCGTAGAGCGTGCCGTCGGCAAGCTGTAGGCCGATCTCGCGAATGACGATCGTCTCGCCTTGCGGCACGGTGGCATAAAACCGCACGGCTTGCGCGGAGATCCGCTCCACCGCCGACACCGGAACGCTGGTCACCTGATGCACCAGCGCCGCGGCCGTCTGCGGGTCCGCGTGCGGGGCGCCGTCGCCGATCAGCACCGCCGACACCGGGGACATCGCCCCGGTCTGAAGCGCCCCGGCCTCGGCGACGCGCCCCGCGTCGGTGATGGTCAGCAGCATGGGTTACGCGCCGCGCGACAACTCGGCCGCCACGCCCGCGGACACCGCGGCGAGATCCGCCACGACGGCCGATGCATCCGCCCCCTTGGCCTCGAAGGGGAAGGTCAGGCCCGCTTTGCGTGCGGCGGCGATGGCCTTGGCCAGCGGTTCGAGCGGGGCCACGCCTTCGCGCACCTGCTCGACCGTCTTGGCCGCGGCAAGCCGCTCGACCGCCTCGGACAGACCGACCAACAGGATCGCGAGCGTATCGGAGAGCACCCCCTCGCGGGTGCCGGCATCTCCGACCGCGCGCTCGATGGCCGTGCGCGTCGTGCGGCGCACGTAGTCCTTTTCGGCCCGCGCACGCGCGGTGCTGTCGATCTCGATCTCGGTGCCGGCCGGGTAGACCCGGCCGTCGAACAGAATCGGCTTTTCCAACGGTGTCATGCTGGGCTCCGCCCGGCCATGGGCCGGGGATCAATAGGTTGCGAGATCAGATCTCGACGATGTTGGTCACGTCGAACACGCGGGTGGCAAGCGTGGTGGTGCCGGCGATCAAGAGCTGATACGTGGTCTTGTTCACCGGTACGGTGAACGTCACCTCGAACTGCGCGGCCTTGTTGGAGCCGTAGACCGGCCGAACCGCGGTCGGTGAGTAGAGGGTCGCCTCGCCGTCGCATTTCACCGTGAACGTGATGCCGTGATAGCCGGTCATGGTCTCGGCGTCGTAGAGATCGAACCCGGCGGTTGCGATCGACAGGCGAATCGTTCCGGGCTCCGCGATGGGGCGTGCCTTGGCGGTGAACCGCATGGTCGGAGCGGCCCGAAACGCCGTCACGCGGCTCTTGATCGTGTCGATCACCGGGGCGGCGGTCGCGGTAGCGACGACCTTCAGTCGCGCCGGGGTGTAGGGCGGGAGCTGGTCGATGCCGTCGATCACCGAGACATCGTGCCAGATGCCGTTGATGTCCACCTCGAGCGACACCGTGGTGGACTCCGGGATGATCGCCGAGAACTCCGATTTGACCGAGGCGATGCCGCCCGAGACCGACAGCGGATTGATTTCGACGTATTGCGTGCCTGCCGTAAAGGTCGCGGTCTCGAAGGCGAACAGCAGATCCTTGGCCAGATCCTGCGTCCACATCGCGCTGTCTTGGGTGTAGAACAGCCCGCCCTTGGCGTAGCCGTTGGCGGTGGTGTAGAGGTTGTAGGTGGCTCCGCCGGGAACCAGCACCACGAAGGCGTAGCTCTTGCCCGGCTGCAAGTAAATCGGCTCGACCAGCGCGAACTTCACGTGCGCGCTGTCGGTCAACGAGGCCGCCGTCGCGCCCTGCCCGGCGAGATAGGCCGCATCGGCGACGACGTTGGCCCGCCCGATCACCTTGGCCGTGTCGGGCATGCCGAAGGACGACTCGGTGATCCACACTGTCGGCGGCGTGGTCAGGCCCGAGCCCGCCGTGGACGACCACAGCCGCAACCCCTTGAGGATCTGCGGCGTAGTGACCTGGAAGGTCTGCGCCACCTGCGAGCCGTCCAGCGGCGTGGTGATGGTCTCGAAGTAGGTCGCATCGGAGTAATAGCGGTAGTAGGAGGGGTAGATCCTCCACCCGTACAGGTAGTATCGGCCGTAGACATACACGAGCCGCCCGTAGCCGTAGCGCTCGACGGTCTTGCTGAAGGCCGGGTACTGACTGGCATTGATCGCGGCCGTGGCCACGCTGCCGATCGCGCCGGTGAACGCATTCGTCACCGTCGTGCTGTGCGCGGGCAGCAGGACGTTGCCGATTTTTGCCCAGTCGTCCGGGTTGCGCCGGTCGATGTTCACCACGATGTAGGCGTCGAACGGATAGCGGATCCCGTTCTCGACGTTGGCCCGGTACATCGGATCGGTCATGTCCGAGACGGTGTCGTTGCTGGTCAGATCATACGTGCTCCAGGTCGGGCCGTCCGGGGCGCCGAGCTTGCTGAGCGCCGAGATCATGCCCTGGCTTAGCGTGTCGAGCTGGTCTACGCGCGAGCGTACCGCGCTCATTTCGGCTTGCATGGCCACCTCGTCGATCGCCGCGCGCAACGCTTTGAGCGTCGGCACCGTGCGGGTGGCATCCGAGAAGGCCACGTCGACGGAATTCGGGGCGACCGGGTCGATGAAGGTCGGCAGGAAAGCCAGCGCCTCGGAGGCCGCGCGATGATCGCGGTCCATGCGCAGAACAAGTTCGTCGAGCGTAACGGGCATGTGGGTGTCTCCGAGGGATTAAGGGGCCGGCGTGGTGCGCTGCTTGAGCGTGAGGACGTCGCGCGAGAGGGCCGAGAGCATGGCGAGCACGCCGGTCAGGTAGCCCTGGATCAAGATGTCGATGGCGATGTGCGCGTCCGCGATGATCGTCTGCGAGATCGCGTCGGTGTCCACCGGCAGATAGGTAAACGTCAGGTCCGGCAGTTGCTCGCGCGTGAGCAGGACGAAAAACGAAAACGCAAAGCCGGTGGCCTTGAAGAACGACTCGCCCGAGCCTTGCGAGTAGTCGGCATAGGCGTAGAGCGTGCCGTCCTCCAGAAACAGCCCGACCTCGCGGATGTTCAGCTCGACGTTCGCCGGGATGCTCGCGTGAAACTTGACCGCCCCCGGGGAGAGCCGCTCGACCACCAGGACGTCGGCCTGGTATTTCGGACTGACCATCGTCGTTGCGAGGAACGGCGCGGCATGCGGCACGCCGTCGCCGATGTGCAGGCGGTCGAACCGCGGCATGACGCCCGAGGTGAGCGCGTCGGTCTCGCGCGCGAGACCGGCTTGAGTAATGGTCAGGATCATGGCGACGTGCGAGCCCTTGGTAGCATGGGCTCATGGTCACCGACGCGCCCGGGCGCTCAGGGCGCGGTTTTCCGAATCCGGGCGCGCTACTCGGGCGCCGCCAGATACGCCCCGTCGGCATCGAGCAGCATTGATCCGTCCGCGTCTTGCAACAGACTGATGCCGTCGGGCAGGGTCGGCAGCGTTCCGGGCGGCGGCTCGACATCCGGCATCGGATCATAGGTCCGGGCCACGATCGCACCGCCGACGCCGTACCCGTCGGCCGGGCGCTGCGGCAGCGCCGGGAGGCCATGCGGCCAGATTCCGAGTGTCGGGATGCGCCGATCCGTGACGACCACGCCGACCCCGCCGCGCATGCCGCGCGCGGTCACCCGCACGACCTTCTGTTGCCAGTCCGGAAGCTCCGGATCCTTTGCCGCGACCTCCAGGCACCGGCTTGCCGAGAGGATCCGCACCGCACCGCAGACCGGGCGCGGGAAGGTGTTGGTCCCGAAGAGTGCCGCGCGCGGTTGTGCGCGGGCTCGCATGGCGCGCGGGAGCATGTCGGCACCGATCTTGCCGAACGCCCCCGTGCGCAACGCGACGGGGCTCGACGCCTGGACGTGCAGCTCCGGGTTGGCGAGCGAGTTGCCCAGCGCGCCGAGTCCGACGCCGACGAAGGCCGAGATCCGCGAGGCGCGGAACACGCCGAAATCCGGGACGAAGCGCGCCGGAAGCACCGCGGCGATGGTCGGAATGAACGCAGGCAGAAGCGGCGCGTTGTTGTCGTTCGCGTCGATCAGGATGTTGACGCGGCTGGTCAGGTAGTGCGTCGAGGGATCGGCGCCCGCCATGCCGGTCGGGCGCAGCTCGTTGCGGGTACGCGACGCCCTTGTGTTGCTCGAGCTGGTTGACCTGCCACTCGTCGGGATAGAGCAGTTGCAGGTAGGTGCGCAAAAAATGCATGCCGCGCCCTTGGGCATCGGCGCGCTTCCAGGCACGGTAAAGATAGCGCGTGGACGGCACCTCGCGATCCGAGCGCAGCATCCCGAGCCCATCGGCCTGCACGAACCGTCGCACCAGATCGGCGCTGCCCAAGTGCGCCATGCCCATGACGTTGCCGTCGAAAGCGGCTTCCCCGAGGTGCTCGGCGAAGAGATCGAGCGCCAAGCGCTTGATGCTGTCGCGATAATCACCGGGCTCCCAACTGCCCCGCAGCGGGAGCAGCTCGGGCGGGGCGGCATTGGGCAGGTCGAAGGCCACGCGCTACCAGCCCCAGGCCGGCGGGGTCACGCCGGCTGCACGCACCTCGACGAGAAGCGACTCTGGCGCGACATAGCGCCACGTCTCGGGAACGGGTTCAATGCTCTGATCCGGGATCGAGACGGCAATATCGGATCCCGCTTCGCTGATCTCGGGGATTGCGCCGCGCAGTGTCGCGTAGATGTTCTGCAGCGAGAAATTCGCGCCGCCGCGCCGCATGGCATCGGCACCGAAGTATTCGAGCACCACTTCGCGGATGCGTTGCTCGATGACGTCCGGCAAATAGGCGCTTCCGATCAGCGCTTGGATATGCCACTGCTGCGGTGCGCGCAGCGGCGTGACGAAGCGCACGCGGTAAGAGTCGTCGGCGCGTGCGATCACGGCACTGATCGCCTGCTGCACCGAGGTGAGATCGACGCCCTCGATGTGCGCGCCGTGTGTGAAGTCGGAGGCGTCGGCAACCGACTCGGTGCCGTCCGCACTCAGGCATGCCACGAACAACACATTGATGTGATCGACGGACGGCCCGCGTGCGCGCTCCTCGATACGCTCGTTCCAGACGCTCAAAAACCGCACGTCCGGGAAGTGCCGGCGGATCAGAAAATCGAACTCCCCGAGATAGACCGCATCGTGATCGTAGACCGAGGGATATCGCGCAAGCGTGCGCAGCGTGTCGATGCCGATCGGATCCTCTCCCGATGTCGTCATCGTGTCCACGGCCATGATCAGGAACGCATCCGAGGGCGATTGAATGGCATCGAAAGACAGGGATCCGTTCTGCGTGATTGCGCCGTGCGTGTAGTGCATCCGAAACGTCAGCGTGTCGCCCACGTTCGGCTGAACGCCGACGACATCGCGCATGCCGAAGCGCACGTAAACGCGTTGGCGCTCGTCGGCCTCGACGTGATAGATGCGGTCCCCCGAGAACACGTTCGTGTAGCGCTCGGCATAGGTCCACTCGCCGTCGTCGTCACGTACCGAGAACGCGCACAAGTGCTGTCCGTCCGCGAGCGCGCGGGCGATCTCAACGGCATGAAACGGCTCGTCGCGCGCAATCGTGTGGACCGTCTCGACGGTGTGCTTTTGCTCGGCCTGGATCGCGCCCTCCGCGCCGGGCGGGATGTCTGCGCCGGCCGTCACCACCCACGGGCGCGCCCGCGAGTCCTGCAGGATGCGCCCCGCAGTGACTTGCGCGGTTGTCGTGCCGGTGTTGCGCACCTTCAGCGTTGCTTGCGCGGGACGCGCCTTCGGGACAATCCCGCGCATGGCCGCATCGGCAAGGACCGTTGCATCGCGTGCCTTGGCGAAGACCTCGCTTTGCGCGACATCCGTACTGGACGAGAGCATCGCGAGCATCGTCGCGATGGCTTCGAGGTGTTGCAGAATGATCGGATCGCGCGCACGATAGCGTGCCGACAGATCGGGATAGCGATCGATCGTGTCCGCAATCGCGCGTTGAAAATCGGCCTTGCTCGGCATGGGTTACGGGATCTCGAAGGCGCGTCCGGCCACCTCGACAAAGAACAGTTTCTCGTCGATGCCGCGTGATTCGGTGTAGATGTTCACTGCATCGTTCGGCAGCAGCCCGAGAACCGGCACGTCCGCGCGCAGCTTTGCGACCTGCATGTCCGCGCTCACGCCGGACATCGGCGTGTGCAGAACGCGCTTGAGATCCTGACCATAGGGCGAACCGAGGTATCCGTTGACCGGGGTTGCCAGCCAATCGGAAACCATGTCCTGCGCCAAGTTGCCGGTCATCTCGCTCATGCGCTCATGATGCGGGAGCCCGATCGCCTGTCGTCGCGCGCTTTTCCGCTACAGCGCCGCGCCGATCCCGCCGGTGACGATGTGGGCGACGCGCCGATCGCGCACGTCCTGCGACACGCCGCCGACTGCGGGCGTTTGTTCGTCTTTGCGCCCGCCATACGCGCCGTGCCCGCCCATACGCCCCGAGCCGATCGATTCCGTGACCGCGGGCATTGTTCCGGCCTGCGCTCCTGCGGGCGCGGAGGGTGCGGAGGGTGCGCTCGGGATCGCGGCGATTGCGGTTTGCGCGGGCATGGCGGGCATAGCCGCGGGCGCTGCGGGCATCGCTCCAGGTTGCGCTCCGGCCTTTGCGGACGCCAGCGAGCGCGAGCGGATATGATCCGCGTAGGCTTGCCCGCGCTTGCCGAGATCCCCGCGCTTGCCGTTGGCGGTTTGGTTCGGCTCGAGGTGCCACCACTCCACCGTTTTGCTGCCCTTGCGTCCTTTGCCCTTCTCCCCTCCGAGCATCGGTAGATTCAAGTCGTGCTTTTGCGCGGTCTCGAACCAGCGATCCTTGTCGGCTTGGGACATGCGGTTCATGTCCTTGAGGCTGCCGTCGGCAAACTTCAGGTCCACTGCCTCGCCGCGCCCGTGCATGCTTGAGTAGGTGCCGGCGACCAAGTGACTCTTGCCAATCCCGGCTTGCGTGTTGCCGTGCGAACCGACAGCCGCCTTTTCCTTCGCCGTCGGCGGGCGATACCCCGACTGAACTTGAATCTTGCGCCCGGTCTGCGCCTCGATGTCCTGCGTGAAGGCCGCGACCTTCACGGCCATGTCGGCATCGATGTTGTCGACATCGATGTTCTTGTGCGCGCGTCGAGATTGCAGCACTTCGCGCGCCGCCGCGGCCTGCTCGGGCGTCGGTGCGGCTTGCGCCGTGGCGGGTGCTTGCGCCGGTGCTGCTGCCGCTTGTGGTGCTGTTGCGGATTGTGGTGCGGGTGCGGTTTGCGTCGTGGCGGGCGGAATCTGCGCGGCTGAAGGCGCCTGCTGCGCCGCTGCCATCTGCTCAGGGCTCTTGGTTGCCGCGCGGATGACTTCCGTCTCGCCCTCTTTGTAGCCCTCGACGCGCTCCATCGCGTCCATGATTGCCGAGCGCTCCTGCGGCGTGTAATCGGCCATGCGCTTGTTTTGTCCGCCCGCAGCCTTGAGCACTTCGCTCTGATAGCGTTTCGTGTTGTTTTCGGACGGCGGGGCGTAGCGCGCGATGGCTTGCTCAAGCGTCTTGTCGCGGTAGTTTTTACCCTCGAAGATCAGGCTTGACTTGGCCTCGCGCCCGGCTTCTTTTGTCGGGAAGATGGCGAATCGCCCATCCGTTCCGATTGCGCCTTTGCTTTTGGCGAAATCACCGTACTCGATGTTTCCGGGGTTGTTGTTTCGCCAGTTTCGCGATCCTTTTTGACGCACTTGTGATCCGTCGGTCGCGCTCCGACGACGTTGTAGCCTTTGCCTGTTTCCAGGATGCGCTCAATGCTGCTTGGGGCGACCGCCTCGCCATGCTGCCGTGTCGTGCGGTCTCCGNCACGAGACGCGCGTCGATCCGCCTGCGTCGGCGCATGCCGGCTGGCTTGTTGGTCTGTTTGCGTCGCCGTGCCGGGAGCCGCGCCTTGATCGGCCTCGGGCATCCGCGCACCCGCCGGCCCCGGCTGCGTGCCTGGCGCCTCCGGAGCCAGCACCGCATCGGTGATCGCACCGCCAGCTTTGGATCCGCCCCACGCGCCGATGATGCCGCCGATCAGGCTACCGACCAACATCCCCGGCGGGCCTGCAACGGCCCCGGCCATGGCCCCCGCCGCCGCGCCGCCCATCGTGCCGCCGAACTTGCCGACAGCCTCGCCCTTCTTCACTGTGCGCCCGCGATCCGTGAGGGTCGCGTCGGCATCGGCTGCCTCGAAATCCGAGGCCAACCCGATCGCACCCATGATCGGCGCGAGAATACCGGCGCCCTTGATCGGGATCTTGCCGAGCAGCTTGCCCGCTTTGCCGAGTAGACCCTTGCCCGCCTTGGCCGCAGCGCCCGCGCCCCTACCGAGCAGCTTGCCCGCCTTACCGAGCCCACCCGGAAGTTTGTCGAGCAGCCCGCCGCCGTCCTTGTCCTTGGCCCAACGGGTGGCGTCGGTTAGATCCTCGATGGCATCGATCAGGCGCTTGAAGCCTTTCTCGAGGCTGTCCTCTTGCGCGCCCAATGCCGCGAGCATGCCGCCGAGCAGGGTCTCGGTGCGCTTGGATTCAGGTTTTGTCTGCGCGGCGATCCCGGCGCCGAATGCGCGCTCGGGTGATTGCGCGGGCGCGGCAGTAGAGGATGGCGGAATCGCTGCGGGTGCGTCGGGCGCCTGCCGCGGGGCAATCGCCGCGACCGCTTCGAGCGCGCGCGCGAGTGCATCGGTGCCGCGTCCTGTCTCGCGCGCGCTCGGAAGCGCGGCAACGGAGGTTGCGGGTTCGCGTTGTTTCTGCGGGGGCGTCTCGCGCGGGGCCTCGGGTGCGTCCGGCGTTGCGCCGTCGCGTCGCAGCATCTCCTTGATGCTGCCGATGTCCGCACGCACCGCGCGCCACAACTCCAGCGCTGCCCCGAGATCGAGAGGTTGACCGCCGGTGATGAAGCCGTCGGCGTCGGAGGCAAGCGCCATGAGTGTCTACCGTGCGTTGTTGGGCATGAAGTGCGCGGGCATGAAGGTGTCGAGCTGAGGGAACGACATCGTAAGCTCCGTCATGGCCGACTCGGCGCGCGAAAGGCTGATCTCCAGCGCCCCGGGGCGATACAAAGCCTCCTCGCGAAAGCCGCGCTCGCCGTCCACAAAGGCATGCCGGATGCGAAACCGCGTGGCGTAGGTCGCCGGCGTCGTCACGGTCCCGTCGACAGGTGCGGCAAGGCCCGACAAGGCATAAAACCACTCTTTAAGCGTTCCGGCCTCGTCATCGAGCGTCGTGAGCTTCAGCTCGATGGCCTCGGTCCCCGTGAGCGAGTCGGCCACGGCAGCACCGATCTTGCGTTTCTCCCCGACCAGGGTAATCGGCGAATAGTCAACGCCGATGCAGTAGAGGTTGAAGAGGTTCACCTCGGGCGCCGATGGGATCGGCACCGGACACGTCACCTCGACGTGCCAGAGGTTCTTGCGCGCCCACGGGACAATCGTCGCCTCGCGATGGATGCGCCGCGCCTCATCCAGCGTGATCCCGCCGAAGAGCGGATGCGAGCACGCCATTACCAGCGTCCCGGCGCGCCGCCCGCGGCATCCGGCTCGTCTTTGGCGTTGGCGAGGTTGGAGAACATCTCCGCAAATTCCTCGTCCAACAGCAATTGTTGGCTCAGGAATGCCTTCAGCATGGGCTTGTCCGCGCCCATGTCCTTAAACTGCTGCATCGCCTGCACCATCATCCCGGCCGAGCCCATCGCGGTCATCTGCGCTTGTTGCTTCTCGGATTCGAGCGCCGAAATCGAGCCGTAGAAATTCACCTCCCACGGGCGTTCCGACGGCGAGAACACCACGCCGTAGCGGTTGAGCGTGTGCATGTCGATGATGTGATCCAGGCAATCGCCCAGGGCCGTGCGGATGATGCGCGCGCGCTCGGCCACATGCGCGGAGGTGCGGAAGAATCCGCCCTCGCCGAGCCCACCGGCCATCTGGTCAGCAAAGCCGATCATCGACAGATCCACGCCCAGCGCACCCGAGAGCAGGCGCGCATGGAAGACGACATCCTCCACCGTGAGTGCCGCGGTACGCCCCGCCGATGGGCCGGCCCCGACCTGCACGAGCTGTTTCTCGTCGAACACCGGGATGACGTGGCGGATGCGCTCGAGCATCGTCGAGCCCGACTTTACCGCCGCCGCCGCGCGCTCGCGCGAGACTGCCAGCATGCGGATGATGCTTTCGACATAGCGCTTTTGCTGATCGCGCGTCATCGAGCCGAGATTGACCGTCAGGATGGACTCGTCGATCGAGTCGAGGATGCGTTGCCCGACCAAGCCCGTCAGTGCCGCCGTGAGGCGATCGTAGGGTTCCTCGGCATTGATCAGGAGGCTTCCGCCCACCATGCCGGGCAGGATCGGCAAAGCGTCGAGATCATCCTCCCCGAGATGGATGCGGATGGATTTCTCGATCACGCCATGCTGAGGCACCCACGCCGTGCGCGGCATCTTCAAGCGCGCGAGCTGCGCCGTGGTCATCCGGGTGAAATTCGTCTCGCCCGCGAACACGGCATAGCCGACCGTGCGCGAGCCGCGCTCGAAGGGCTGCACCAACGGCGGGCGCAACATCTCGTCGAGCTGCACAGAGACCACGCCTTCGCCGCGCTCGGTGTAGATCCGCGCGAAAGCATCGCCGAAAGCCGACCCGGTGTAAGCCATCGAGTAGGCAATGCGATTCAGCTCGTCGGTGAGTGCGGCGCCGATCTCCTCGCAGACCTTCTCAAGCCGCTTGTCCTCGCGCGCCCGCGCGGACGGCTCGAGGTAGACCATTTTCCCCGAAGCCGAGTCCCCGCCGAGCGCCGCGGTACAGAGCAGCGAGAGCGCCGTGGAGACGATCGGGTCGCCTTCCATCTGCGCCCATTTATCGTAGATGTCCTGTCGCGCCCGCGCCTGCCTGTTGCCCGAGGTGAGCAGTGCCGTTGCCGTCGTCGAGCTGGCGCTCCACAACGCGATGTCGCCCGCCGTGATTTCCTGCGGTGTGGCGACGTTCTCCGACTCCCAGGCTTTGCGCCCGAGCCCGAGGCGCGCGAGAAGTCCGGGTTTGTCTTTCGGCTTTTTCATGCGTCGCATGGTAGCCGTGCGCGGGGCGAGGCCCGCAGGCGGTTTTCCCGACGAAGCGAGGCATAAGCAAAACTGATCGCGCCCATAAGAACATTGAATTGGGTAACACTTGCGTATTACTCAACGCACACTATACTGACAGTCAAGCAAGGGGAACAACGAAGGACAACCGGAGAGACGACATGAGAAACAGCGACTCGGCGTATGACACCCGCACCGGAAACGCGATCACAGCCCTTATTGCGGCGATCCGCGAAAGCGGCCGCATGGTCGAATGTTTCGTCAACGGAAACGTGAACGTCGATGGAGACATCATCGACGCCGACGCCTTCGATCGGATGGCGATGGCATGGGACGGGACAGAAGACGGTCTCGAAGACCTCGGATTCTAAATTAGACCGCCCGGCTCCGTCCGGGCGCAACAGGAGAGACGAAATGATCATCACGAACCAAACAACGACATGGCAGATTGCCGAGCTGATGGGCAGTGAAGCCGACGACATGGACGGGCGCATCATGCTTTCCATCCTCAGCCGCGAAAGCGAGAGCGACACGGATGCTGTTTCAGAGGATCAGTGGTCGCTGTATCTCGACGAGGCCGCATCGACTCGGCGCGAGATCGACTCGGAAGAATAGCGAGCAATCAGCCCGGCTTGAGCCTGGCCAACATGGAGAGACGAGATGAGCGCGACGTATCAAGCAATGGCAAGCGGAACAGGTATCGGATTCTGGGCCGCCTTTGTTTCGCGCGAAGACGCGCAAGCCATCGCAGGCCACTGGCTACCCGACGCAGAATACGCGCTTCGACCCGACATGGGCGGACTGTGCAGGGTCGTGAACGGTTACTACGGCCTTCGCAAGCTGGTCCCGATGACGCTCGACCGGGACGCCGGGACGATCACAGTCTGACACCCACGCCCGGCTCCGTCCGGGCCACAACCGGAGACCCAAGATGAGCGCACTCATGGACGCGCTGGAAATCACGAACATCGACGAACTTCCGCCCGAGGCCAATTGGCTCGAAGGTGATCGCGGGTTCGACCGCTGGGCCATCGGACCCGAAGACAGCTTGTGGTTCTGTAGCGTCTGCGGGGCCGTTGTCGATGACATCGACGACGGGTGCCGCTCCTGCGGACGCGGGATTGTCGTCGATCTCGACGAGTTTGACGACTGAGCAAGCACACCACCGCCCGGCGCTGCGCCGGGCCACAACCGGAGACCATCATGGCCCCTACCCGTTACTCGATCTACAGCTCGGACACCTTGGAGCGCGTCCTCGCCGAGCGCATGCCGCACGGGGACGCAGACGGCAATCGTGCGCTCGCGTTCCGCCNCCATCACCATGATGTGCGATCGCTACGGCGAGATCATGCGCCGCAGCGTGCCGCGCATGCCGCTCAATCATTGGCTGCTGACCTTCGATGCCATGAACGGCACTTGGTTGATGGACCACCCCGCCATGGCTGCGCACGGGCTTGCGCACAACGTCCATGACGCGATCCGGCTCAACGACGCAGCCGGGAAATGGCACGTCGAAGACGCCGACGCGCTCGTCAGGCACCTCGGCGAGATGCCCTTCGCCGAACAGCTCGCCGTCGTCGATGCCTGCGAGCGCTTTTGGGCGCTCGATCTTCAGACCAGCGACGCCGAGCCGACCGAGGCGGACCCGTTCGCGCATTGGCGAGAGCCGGTGAGGACGTTGGTCGGGACGTTGGCGGACGATTGAGAGGGTTTGACATCGCCGCGGGTTCCGGGATAGCCTAGCCTTGCTGTCGCCACATGCGGCAGTCGGGACTATCACACCCGGAATACCAGGCGCGTAGCGCCACCAGCGACAGGGCGCATTTTTTGCGTCCGCCTGTTTATGGTGGGCTGTGCGTGGGAGCCGAAAGGCTCGCCGGCCCTGGTCCGGTTGTGATAGCCACGCACGGTCTGCCGCCACTTCTGACTATCTCCAGCGTCGGCAGACTCCAACCAAATCCAGGAGTCTGATCTTATGGCCAATACTCTGGCCCCTTTCTCGTTTGAGTCCCACTCGATTCGCGTCTTGACAGACGATCACGGATCCGCGTGGTTTGTCGCTCGCGACGTTGCTTCTGCGCTTGGGTACGCCAAACCGGAGAACGCAGTCGCAACACATTGCAAGCGCGCTAAGTCATTGAAGGCATTGGCTACCCTGAATCGGGGGAGCGATAAAAATCAATGGCTTGCGCTTGAGCACAACACAAAGCTGATCCCCGAGGGCGACGTGTACCGACTGATCACTCGCTCGAATCTGCCAACTGCAGAAGCGTTCGAGTCGCTTGTGATGGACGAGATTTTGCCTTCTATTCGAAAAACCGGCCACTACGAAGCGCCGACCACCAAGCGCGACCCTGCGGCGGCTCACCAGTACCGCGTCAAGCTCGCCATCGCCCGCGCGGCAAAGTCTATGTTGCGCCTCTCCGACACCAGCACCTCGCGCATGCTGTCCGCAATCGCCGAAAGCGAGGGCGTGTCATCGGCGTTTCTGCCGTCCTACGTGGATGAATCACTGACCCGCGCATTGACCGCGCTGCTCAAAGAGCACGGCAGTACCGTAACGGCTCAGGCCGCAAACAAGGTGCTGGTCGAGCTTGGCATGCTGGAAGAGTTGACGCGCATCGGCAGCGGAGGGACCGTGAAGAAGTTCAAAAGCCTCACGACAGCCGGGCTCGCTTACGGGCGCAACGAGACCAGCCCGCAGAACCCGCGCGAGACGCAGCCGTTGTACTTCGTCGACCGCTTCGCGAAGCTGCTTGATCTCATTCAGGCCCGCTTGCCCGCGAGCGCCGAAGCCGCCGCCTAACCCNNCCCGCGCGCCGTCACCGCGAGGCGCGCTCCTCCACTCTCCTCATCGAACAGCGTCCACCACTCGCCNNCATCCGGGTCGACGTACGAACCGGCGCGTGCCCACGACTCGAGGAAGCTAGATACTCCTCTCGGAAGATGTCGGCCGCGACCAGGGTCTCGGTGTCGTCACCGCCGCGGTACTCGGCGGCGATCCCGAGATCGGTCTCTGACCCGAACCCGTAGCCGTTGCGGTTGAGTGCGTCCTTGAGCGCCCACCAGTAGGGTCCGTAATCGAGATAGCGCTGCGGGTTCGCCTTCAGGCGCCCGGCGACGACGGACAGCCCGAAGCCGAGCAGGTCCGACAGCCCGCGGTTCTCCCGCAGCGCATCCCGCTTGGCTTGCGTCTCTGCGCTCAGCGCTTCGGCATCGTAGCGGTATTCGGTGTTCACGCGTTCACCTCCCTGACGTTGTTGGCTCGGCACGCCGAGGGGTATTTCGCAAACAGGGCATCGAAGACGGTGCGCTTGAGGATCCAGGTGTTCGGCGGCGCGTCCGGTCGATTCTTTGCCACGGCGCTATCATACGACTTCGCGACGCCGGTTTTCGGCACCCATGCCGCAGCCTCTCCCATCTTCTCCGAGAAATCGCGAATCTTCACCACTTTCGTCAGGCCGTAGTCGCTCGACATCACCACCCAATCTTTTGCGCGCTCCTTCGCCGCGGCGCGTTCGGCTTCGTGGCGCAACCGCTCGGCCTCGTCGCGCTCGTAGGATGCTTGTCGTTCGGCTTCCGCCGCAGCTTCGCGAGCGCTTGCCGTGACCGCGTTGTAGGCGTCCATGACCTCTCTCGGGAGCGCGTTCATCGTCGACGACGGCAACTCGCCGACGACGCGACGCAGCTCGAAGGTGTCCATCAGCGGCTCGAGCACTGCCTTTACGCGCTCTTGGATGGCGTTGTTCAGCTCCACGACAGCGTTGGCGTCCGGCACCTCCTGGCGACGAACAAACCGCTCCAGGTCCGACCAATCCAGGCTCAAAACGATAGCGCGAATGATCTCGTCGCGATTGTAATCATACCCGCTTGTCGAGACGAACGACCACGGCTCGCCGCGCGAGCGCGCATGATCGAACAGCGCGAGGTTGAAGTCGCGATCGAGGGTCGCGGCAACGCAGTCTGCGGCAACAACCGCGGCATCCGCATCGGTGTAGAAGGTCTCGACGCGCCGATAGGCTTGGTTCTGGAACCCGGTAACGATCGCCTTTTGCGCCTCGAACAGCTCAGCGACCAAGCCGCCGTTTTTCGTCGCCATGTCGGGCGTGATGACGTAGGGGAAATACGGCGCAGGCAAGCGGGTGTCGGCGATGGAATGCGCAACCAAGGCCGTCGTTTTGCGACGCGAGGCGATCCGCGGCTCGATTGCGCTCAACGTGGATGACTGCTCGATATAGCCATTACTCTGCAACCCATCCTCGATTTGTGCGGCACGATCGAGCATCGTCTCGTACTCTGGCGTGCCGCGCGGGACCGGGGCGTATTTCAGCAGATCGCTTTCCTTTAGAACAAGGCGCTTCAATGTGTCGTCGTCGAAGAGGATTCCGATAACGGTCACGATGCCGTTGGCGTCGTCTCTGACGGACTCGATCAGGATCGGGCGATCCCCGCCCGTCATGAAGTCCCCGACCGTCACCAGCGAGGTTCCGACCAGGACCGCCTGTCCGTTCTCCATCTTCGTCGCCGCATCGCCCGGATAGGCGCCCTCGCGATCGGCAAGCTCGGTGATCTTCGCGCGCGAGGCGTCGATCATGCCTTGCGCCTGATCGCGCTCGACCGTCAGATCCATGGCGATTGCGCCGTCTTCGATCAGACCGGACAGCCTTTCGAGGCTTTCGCGCACGACCCATGCGTCATTTGCATACGGGGACTGCGCACGCAGACCATCAACCACGTCGGATGCCGTCGTCTCGACGCCTTCGGCGACCGCAATCGAGGTATCCAAGCGCTTTGCAATGGCCTTTGTTTTCTCTTGTGCCGCAGTGAATTTCTTTAGCAGAGACTCGCGCGGATTTACGCCGCTTTCTGCAATGCGCTGCCGGTAGCCTGCAAGCACATTGAGCGCAGACAGGTATGCCGCGACCTCCTTGCGGATGCGGGCATCGTCGGTCAGCTCCGCAGCGAGCGTTTTTGACATCGTGCGAATCGTCGAGAGCGCAACGAACTGCGCTTGTCGGGTCGCCCGCACGCGCGTCTGACGGTTCTTCGCGTCGAGCCCGGCTTGCACTTCGGCGATTCTGTCCGCGCCTTCGCCGCTGGACTCGATCAGGGCGTCCAGTGCGTCGTTGCTCATGCCGCCGGTGATCGCCACCGAGCCCGCGTCCTGCGACATCACGCTATCGATCCAATCGGCCTTTTTGTTCACCAAGTTGCGCTTGGCTGTGTCGAAAGTGCCGTCGGCGTCGTAGTGGTAGATGGCGACCTTCACGGTGCGGTTGCCCTGACGGGCGCCGCGTCCGTTGCGCTGCTCGATACTGTCGGGCGTCCACCCGATCGTCAGATGGTGAATCGCCTGCGTGCCGTGCTGCAGGTTGATGCCGACCTCGGCCTTTTTGTTGGCGAGGATGATCTGATAGCCGTTCTCCTCGCCGTGTGCGTTGAACTGGTTCTGGACATCGATGATCTCCTCCGGCGCGCCGTTGACCTTGCCGGTGATGATGGCGATCTTCCCGGCGGGGATCCCGGCATGCTTGGCCAGTGCGCGGCGGATCTTCGCGAGCATCGGCAGGATGTCGCAGAAGACGATTTGCTTGACGATCGGCGAGGGCTTGCCCTCCGCGTCAAGGCCGCGCGGATTGGCCGCCTCGGTGCGGACGTTCTCCAACAGTGCCGCGAGCTTGGCCGGAATCGTGACATCCAGATCGAGCCCGATCTTTTCGGCGTATGCCTCGAATTTCAGTTGCGTCTCGGGATTGATCGAATCCAGCACAAGGCGATCCTCGCCGATGATCGCCGCCGAGACGAGCACGACATCGATCTGGACCTTTTCGTCGCCGTCCTTTTTCACCTTCGATGAGACGCGATCCGGCGGCGTGTACTGGCTGCGCTTCTCGCGCTCCTCCTTGATGTTGCGCTTGCCGATCTCGCGTGCGGCCTGCTCTGCGAGCGCGCGTTGCCCGGGGTCGAAGCTGTAGAAGGTCGCGCGCGCGTCAAGCTCCGGGTCCGCGATCGCCATCACCATCTTGTTGATGAGGTTGAAGGGATGCCCGACCAGCTCGACAGGCTCGCCGGTTTTCTCCATCACGGCGGCCAGTGCCGCAGCCTCGTCCGATGATGCGTTCTCCTTCTTCAGCGTCTTCTTCGCCGCGCGATAGGCGAGCTTGTACTGCTCCAGCAACGCCCGCCCGGTCGCGTCCAGTGCAACGGATGTCGACTGATCGTTGCGCTCGGGGATGACGACATCCTTTCCGACGGATTGCGCATCCTCGATCGAGGTGATGTCGTGCAGTGCCGAGCGCATGAATTCCAGGTTGTTCAGCCCGACGAACACGTCGCGCATCTTCTCCTTGCCGTCGATGCCGACGTCAAGCTCCTGGGACTTCATGACGACGGCTTCCATGAAGGCGTCCGCGCCGCTGATGCCTGCGAAGGCCGCATTGATCCGCTCATGCCCCGCCGCGAGGCTCAACATCGAGTAGACCTCGAGGGGGCTATTCGTGATCGGTGTGGCCGTGAGTCCAAGCACGCCGTCGTTGCCCTTCGAGTCCTTGCGCACGTACCAGCACTTCGCCATCGCATCGAGCGCACGCGCCGATGGCGGGGCCGTGCTCAAGTATTTCGCGCCCTTGAATGAGTTTAGGGACGCGGCATTTTTAAACCCGTGAAATTCATCAATTACAATCGAATCAACGCCCAAGTCCTCGAAATACGGTGCCGCGCCCGACTTCTTGCCGATCGTCTCTGCGACCTTCGCCACGCGAGACTTGGCCCGCTCGGCAGCTCCGGCTTTCGGTTGATTCGTATCGTAGGAGGCGTCCACCGAGCCGAGATAGAACATGTAGTCATCGATCGTCTCGTCTCGCAGGCGCAGCTTGTAGAACGCCTCGAAGGTCATAAACACCTTGCTGTGTCGATTGGCGAGGATGTCGTTCAGATCCTCGTCGACTGCGGCCGGCACCCGCTTGAGCTTCCCGGTCTTGGGATCCTCGCGCAGCCCGACGAACAGGCTCGACTCCAGGCTCGTGTAGGCGCGCGATGCCTCCTTGTGCCAGTTCGACAGCACCGAGCCAGGCACAACGAACAGGGTCTTGTTCTTGATCCCGAGCGATTGCACATGCTGCACCGAGGCCAATGCAGCGAACGTCTTCCCGAGCCCGACCCCGTGGCCGTTGATGCCGCTGAAGTCGCGCCCCATGCGCCGAATGAAGGCGTTTTGATACGGGTGCAGCACCACGTTCGGGTTGAAGCCCGGAATCGCGAGCGTCGCCTCGTCGTTTGCGGGGCGAAAGCGCAGATTGGCCGGATCGTTCACGGCGCTGTTCAGCCGATCCTGAATCGCCGGGTTACTGCGTGCCCACAGCTCAAATTGGGAGTCGATGATCGCCGCCTGCTCGCGTAGATAGTTCAACGCTTCGGCATCCGACATCCCGACATTCGCGCTTCCGAGCGTGACCGTGCCCTCCTTGATGTAGATGCCGATTCGGCGCAGCAGCTTGACCTTATCGGTCACGTCGTTACCGGCGACGTTGATCTTGTAGGTCGACTTCCCCGAGGCGTCTTCGTCCAGGGTAAACGCCGGATGCACGAACTTGCGCAGGAATGCAATCCGCTCCTCGTCCGTGACATACGGTGAATGAAGGTTGTAGCTGATCTTCTTCGGATCGATGCGCGGCAGACGTTCGAGCGCGGCGTGTTTCTGCGCAAGGATCTTCGCGCGCACCCGCTCGTCGCTCACGCGGGCAAGGTCGCGCTCGATGCGTGCGAGAAAATCGCGATAGGATCCGACGTAGTAGTCATCGGCCCGCATCACGGACTGTCCGTCGGCACTCACGCACCACGCCGGATCGCTCAGCGGATCGAAATCACCGCCGAGCGCTTCGACAACCGCATCGACGGAAAGCCACCCGTCGCGGTTGCGGTACAGCAAGGCATCGATGCGCCCGGTCGGCGTCTCCACGATCGTCGGGGCGACCTCTTCGAGCACCTCCCCGAGCCAACGCGGCGAGAGCACCTTCTTTGCCCGCGCGTGCGCCGTGATCGTGGCGACGGCTTCCTTGGACGCATCCAGGCGCCCGATCAGTTTCGCCGCTTCCGCGCGCATGCGCTGCATGGCCGCGGTGAGATCGGGATAGAGATCGGCAAGCGACTCGCGCGGGTTGTCTGCATGCCGATTCAGCACCTCCATAGCTGCGAAGCCGATCAGGCCGATTCGCCACACGGTCTCGCGCTGCTCCTGCAGTGCCGCCGCGGTATCGCGCGCGAGCCGCCGCAGCCAATCCGGCATATCGAGGGCTTGCCCGCTTTGGGCAAAGTAGTGCGCAAGCTCGATGCCGTCGTCGGCCGTCGCGCCGCTCGCGAACGCCTGAATCGCCGTGGTCATGCGCGCGAGCCGTTCCTCGTTGGCACGATCCGCTCCGCTCGGTGCAACCGCAACCCACACCCCGCCACGCAGTTCGAGCAGTTGGCCGGCCTGATAGAGCGTGTCGCCTTCGCGGTAGGTAATCGGGTCGGTCTCGGTGGCGTTGAGCATCGCCCAGTCGATGCGCGAGCCGGGGAAGCGCCGCAGCATCTTTGCCAGTTCAGGCACGCTTGCCGGATTCGTCACCCGGTCCACGTCGCGAAACTTGGTCGGATCCTTCGGCACGAACTCCCCGAGCACGAACCGCTTACCCTCGCCTGCGAAATACTTCCCGTCGAGAAACGGGCTCCACATGACGTTGGCATCAGCCAGGGTTGCCGGTGACTGCTCGAACAATTCCGCCACCTTTGCGGCTGCATCGCGCGAGAACTTGCGAAGCACGATCAGGTCGACAATGGTATCGGCGTCGGCATTGACCGAAGACGTGAGTTGGGCAGGCGATAGGCGCCGAGGAATTCCGCCATAAGCGATGCCTTGCGCCGCAGTCGGACCTGTTTGGCGTCAAGCCCCGAGACGCAGCGCGGCGGGACGATGAAGGCCGCGAGCCCGCCCGGCTTGAGCTTTTCCAGCGAGCGCAGGATGAAATAGTTCTCCATCGGCTCTTTTTGGTACTTGGGGTCTTCGTACTGATTGCCCCCGCGCGCGTCCACGTCGCGCGAGAACGGCACGTTGGTGACGACGGCATCGTAAACCTCGTCTTCGGTTGCCGCGGCCACCTGTTCGAACGGCGCAATCGTGGTGCTGTAGCCCGGACCGTCGTTCACGAGCGCGTTGATCTGCCCCGAGACCTCGCTCAGCTCCACGGCATCCACGACCGCGTTGGCCGGAGCCGTCGCGCCGAACACGCCGGTCCCGGAACAGGGATCGAGGATCTTCCCGCCCGCGAACCCAAGCTCTGCGAGCAAGTCCCACGCGCCGGCCGCAAGCGCCGAGGGCGTGTAGTATTCGTAATCGCTGCCGATGGTCCCGTCCGCGCTCGTGAGCGCACCGCCGTTGCCCGAGTAGGCCGCCAAGGTCTCCCGGTCGGCATCCGTCAGATGCTCGCGCAGCAGATCCCCGGACTGCACCCGGCGCAGCAGCGCAATGGCCGCATCGTTGGCCGCTTGGCGCTTGCTCTTGGTGCGTTTGTCGTCGTGCGAGTAGAGGGTTGCGGTCGGGCGGCGAGTGACGGGCGTCTCCTCGCGCGGCTGCGTGCCGGACGCGCGCGCCGCCATCATCGCCCGCGCAATCGCCAATCGCGCAAGCGCGCCGGATGTCTCGCGCAGTTGGGCGCGCAAAGTGCCGATGTCCGTGGTGCCGCTTGCGTCGTCCAGTACCGCCATCGCGGGGTCTTCCTCGCGCTCTTCGCGCAGATACCAAGGTTGCTCGATGCTCACACCGTCGGGCTGGCAGAAGTCGAAATAGTCGTCTTGGCTCAGCGTCTCGACCGTCAGGCCGATGCCGTGATGCCCGATCGCACTGTCGATGACTTGGCGCATGTGCCAGACGGCGGGGCCGTTGTCCGGATCGAAGCGCACGCCCGGAACCTCGAGGTCGGTATCGAAGATCGCCATCACCGGGCCGTAAGGCGTCTCGGTCGGGTAGACATCCGTCGCGGGGTCGGTGAATAGATTGTGCTCAGGCATTGGAGCGCTCCAGGGATTCGGCGACGGATTTAATGAAGTCGAGAGACATCGGCAGGGTATAGCCTTCGCTCAGGATCGTGTTCTGCAGGTGCGCAGCAAGTGCTTTGGCGTAAGGGATTCCGCGAGTTGCAACGACATGAACCGTAAAGTTGCTCGGCGAAAACGCCGAGTCGCCTTTCACCAAGCGCATGCACGGCCCCCTGCGGTTATTGCTGTGCGGGGTGTACGCCTTGCTGTCGTAGACGTACCAATCGAAAATCTTACCGTGATACTTACCGAGGCTCTTGGCGCGCTTCAGCCAGACATCCTTGCCGGCGAGATAATCCGGCTCCGAGACTTTCTGCAGCGTCACCCGCTTGTCGATGATGTCGAGATACCGCTTCTCTTCGTCTTCGGCTTGGCTTGCAAACTCATCGCTTGCCTGTAGCTTGATCTCGGCCATCGTCTTGACCGCCTCGAAAGCCGGACTTGTCGGAAGTTCGAGATAGCCGAGCATGAGGCCGATGTGGTGCGGATCGCGCCCAAGTGCATCGCACAGTGCGGCGGGGTCCGAGAACACCTCCAGGCCCATCGAAAAGACCTCGCTAACCCCGTCGCTGTAATATTTCCCGACATAAGGACTGAGAAAATGGTCCTCGAAAGCGACCTCGTCCGACCTGTAACTGTTTCCGGTGAGCTTGCGCAACGACTTGGGCTTATCGGACGTGCGCCTGGTCAGCAGAAACTGTGCCGAGACATGCTTTGCCGCGGGATCGGTTTCGATGTGGTGCGCCATCTCGTGAAACAGCGTGCGCTTATCGAAGGTGTCGGTGACGTTGATCGAACCTCCGGAGACATTCCCGATACCGGATGCCGATGCGCGATCCCCGCGTTTGGCGTTGAACTGCACTTTCGAGATTTTACCCCTGGCGAGGCGATAGAACTCCGCGATGTCCGCGCGAAACTGCTCGGGCGGGTATTTGTTGCGCTCGAGTTTCTTCTTCAGAGACTTGTCGATCTCGACGGCATCGGCCCATTGCTTGGCGTCTTGTTCGGAGATCGGCGAGCGCGCGAGCAGATCATCGCAAACCTCGCGTCCGATCGTGGCGCGAGGGTCTTCGCCGACGAGCCGCGACCGCTTCGTCGAACGCCTCGCGAATGTCCTTCATCGCCGCCANGTAGTCGTCCCATGCGGCGCTGCGCTCTTCCTGTAATCGATTCCAGGCGAGGGTTGCCTCTGCGTCGTTCGGCCTAGCCATCATGCGCGACTCAGCGGCCCTGATCGGGGCTTTCATGGCATCGTATGGCGCCCTTACCTCGTTTTCATACGTGCTTCGCACGGCCATGAGGCGCTTGATCTCGGCAACTCGCGCCGCTTGTCGTGCGTTCGCGTCCAAGAACCGACCGGCCATTGCCTGAACCTCGACGGATCCGCGCGCGCTGATCTCGCGATAGATCGCTTGCTGGCACTGGTCAGGGTTCAAGCCTATTGCGTTCATCTTCGCGACAAGCTCCGCTTGCGCATCACCCAATTCAGCGGTCGGAAAATCGCTGTTTCGCAATAGGCGATTGAGAAAGTGAACATGCACCAACGCCATCGCCCGATCCACCTCGCTTGCGCCGTCCAAGGTGTCGAGATAGTCCGAGAGGTCTTGCAGCGTCGCCAGCGGAGTGAACGGGTCGATCTGCGCAAGTCCGCCGGCGCGCTGCCCGAGCAAGCGCGCCCGGTAGCCTTCGACCACCTTGCGCGCCTTGAAGCGATCCTGATCCGAGCGTTCGTTCTCCATCTGCGGGCGCGCCGCCATCAGCGCGCGCGCCCACGCAAGCCTCTTGATCGCCGCCATCCTCAAGCCTCCGCGGCTTCGAGCGTCGCCCAATGGGTGATAGCCCGATCGGCAAGCTCCTCGATGTCTCCGAGCAGCTCACCGGCGCCGTGAAGCGCGTCCACAGCCGAGCCGATGGCATCCAATAGGCCCTGTAGCCCGAGGGCGTCACGCGCGCCCGAGAGGATCTCGCGAAGGGTCGCGACGTGCGGGTTCTCGGGTGCAGGCGTCTTGCCGGCGCCCAGTTGCGTGCGGATCTGGTTCATCCGCACGCTTGCCCGCATGCGCTCCACACGCGACAGACTGCCGCCGCCCACCGTGCGCAACGTCCCGGTGTACTCGACGACCAGTTTCATGCGTTCGACGCGCGTCATGCCGGCACCTCCGCAGCCATCGCCGCCGCCTCATACGCATCCATTGCCTGCTCGGCCAAGGCCGTCAGCTCCGCGTCATCCATGTTGCGCTCGTAGGCCGCGATCAGCTCCTCTCCAAGCTCGGGCGAGAGGATGTCCGGGACCGTGCCGTCGATGACCGACTGATAGAGGGCGCGGTCGGGGTTGGTTTGAGGTGTAGGGTCTAGTTCGGGTGCTGGTTCAGGATCGGGCTCCGGCTCAGGCTCGCGAATCGCGAACAGATCCGTCGACTCAATCGCAAACTGACCCTCGCCGTACTCCCGGTCAAGCTCGCGGTTCGCGGCTTGAATGATGGCCTCGAGACTTGCCTTCTCGGCGTTGCCGAACATGTCGACGGTCTGACCGCGCTCGGCCTCGCGCCGCACATGACGAGCCATCGCGGTGAAGGCTACGCCGAGTCGCTTGGCGCTGCGGTTGTTGTGGTTGATGAAGACGGCCATTGCCGCAACCGCCGGCGGGATGTTCTCGAACAGGCCCATCTGCGCGACGACCTCATCGACGCTTTGCCCCTCGGCCTTCGCCTTGCGCACGAGGTTGGTCGCATCGACGAGCGTCTGAATGATCTGCTGATTGAGCGAGACCTCGACGCTATCGGCAATCTTGCTCGTCAGTGCATCGGTGCCGGCCTTGTCGGCTTCCTGCGCCCGGATAAACTCCGATGCACTGGCATTGAGCGCACTGATGACGTTGGCGACCTCGGGCTTGCCCGCGTCCGCGGACAGCTCCAGCAACCGATCGTCGTTGTACGCCTTGGCGAACACGGCGGCCTGTACCCGCGCCACGAGAGCGCCTGTCGGCTGTCCGTCCGTGGTGATGTACTGCGCCGCCTCGGTCTCGCCGAGCGAGGCAAGGAACCCGCGCACGAAGTCACGGTTGGCCGAAGACAGCAGATCGCCGTCGGCGAGTTTCGCCATCAAGGCGCTATCCAGGCGATCGGCATCCGATCGCGCTTTCTCGGTTCCGGTCATGCTCAGCTTGTCGTCCTGGTTGGCTTCGATGGCGAACTCGCGCCGATCAAGCTCGGATGTCCGCACGCGCACCAGCACGGGCTTGCGCATGGCCTTGACGCGCTCGGGACGGATCTTGAAGACCGGCGCTTCCTCGATGAGCCACTGCCGATACTCTTCGGCCTTGCCCGAGCGGTAGGCTTCCTGAATCGCCATCGTGCGCCCGTTGCCGGACTCCACGACGCGATCCGGCCCGACAATCGGCGCACCCGTATCCGCGCGCCGCGTCCGCCCGAGACTGTCCGGATCGAGCTGCGCGGCCGTCTTGCGGATCCAGGCAATCGAGGATTCGCGCGAACGATCACGCGGTTGTAGGTCGGATGGATACTCGGGATTCGGGTTGCCCATGTTGTCGTGCGAGACGATCAGGTCATCGGCCTCGACGACGGCGAACCCGGTTGCCACTTCGCGCCCCTTGGCGGTTTTCACGACGTTCTCGGCGCCTTCGGGGGTGAGTGTGTCGGGCTCGGTTGGTTCCGTGATGATGTCCGGCTCCGGCTCAGCAACCGGCTCAGGCTCAACACCCGCCCCCGCAAACACCCAATCCACCATCAACGGCGCGTCGTCATCCGAGTACATCGCCGGATTGCCGGACGGACCCTTGACCCGCTCGGTCCCGGACGTGCCGATGAATATCATCGCCTTGCCGTCGTCGCCCATGTCGATGCGCGCGATCACCGCGCCGTCCTTGCGCAGCTTGCCGACATAGCCGCCGTCGTCCTCGATGCCGTCGAAGGTTGCCGAGTCGAACACGCCCTTGACCGCCTTCGCGCCGCCGACGATCTCTTGGATTGCCGCTGCACCCGCGTCGGCCTTGGCCGCGCCTTCGAGCACGTCATCCGCGCCCTTGCCGCCCTTGTCGCCTTTGCCTGCGTTGTCGCGCCCGCCCTTGAGCGCCTTGCTCACGTAGTCGCTTGCCTTGCTTGCTGCGTTGGCTACGGCGGATCCTGCCTTGCGCGCGGCCTTGCCGGCCGCCTTGGCCATCGCCTTTGCCCGGCGCAGCTTCCAGCGTCCGGTACGCTTCTCGCGCGGCTGTTGCTTCCAGTGCTCGCTTGAGTCCAAAGCGGCATCCTCGTCGGCATCCTCGTCGGCGTCTTCCGGCTCTTCGTCATCATCGACAACGAACACCGAGTCGAGCGCCGCACCATCGAAGAATCCCCACTCGATCGCCGCACCGTTGGCCTTGGCGCGCTCGTCCATCGCCTTCGCGCTGGCGAACGGCGAGTACGCGGTTTCATCGATCGACTCGGCGAGCCACGCCTTGAACTCGTCGCTGGCGTCTGCGAATCGGTAGGCTGCGTCGACACGGGCGATGGCGTCGGGTTCGATGATGGGCTCGGGCTCCGGGATCTCGATCGGCTCGGGCGCTTGTTTTGCAAAAAGCGGAACGAACTGCTCCCAGTTGGCGACCGCATCCCAAACCTTGTTGCGCGCAGCGATTGCGGGTTTCGGCAGCACCCGTTGCGTCTGGTCCAGCCACGCGAGGAGAACCGCGGCCAACAGCGGGTCGCGCTTGGCAATCCTGCCGATCTTGCCGGTGATCGAACTCGTGAATGCCGACCGAGTAAATGCGCTTTTCTTGGCATCGATCGCACCGATCGTCGCAAGGTCTTGCGTGAATTCCCGCGTCGACTTCTCAAACTCTTCCGTCTCGATCTTCGCTCTTGCGTCGGCGAGTGCGTCTTCTGAATCGGTGTCGGGCTCAGGCTTTTCACCGCCAGAGGGCGCCCCGAAATCGTCTTCAAGTTCCGCCAGTCGCTCGCCGGTTGCCTTGTCGATGACCTTGAGGATAACGATGTTGACTCCATCGCCTTCGCCGTCTACAGTTGAATCCAAGGCGCCCTCAATGGCGCCGGAAAGGTCGCGCGTCCCTGGCTCGTACCCGGGGGAATCGGCGGCCTTTCTTTTTGCCCATGCGGTTTGCAAACTGTGCCCGAGCCCGTAGGCCGTGAAGACATACATCCCGTCTTCGCGCTCCCCGACATTCACGCCGGCCGTCACCAGGATCTCGCCGAGATCCACGTCCATCTCGAAGAAGTGAAACGCAACAAAGTCAGCCCGATCCTTGCGGATCTCGGACTTTCCGTCATATCGCCCTTGCGTCAGGATCTCGGGGATAAACGGCGTGAGTCGCGCCTTGATCTCGTCGGACTTCATGCCACGCTTAAGCTCTTTCCATCCGCTTCCGGTAAAGAACACCTCGCCGATTACGGTTTGCACGGACTTCATGCCGTGCTGGATCTGCTCCTTGAAAAAAGCATTGGCCGCGGCGAAGGCGTCGCCGTCCGCAGACTCTTGGTATTCGGAGAATGATTTCGCGACAACAGCGGGCTCGGCGGGCTCAGGCTTGGCCACCGGCTCAGGCTCGACCGTCTTGGGCAGCCCAAGGTCAATGCGCTTCGCCATCTCTTCGGGAGAGTGCGTCAGCGTGTCTGACATAAAGAACCCTGAAACGCCGCCGATCTCGTAACTGATTCCGACGATGTTCTTGCCTACACCGGAAGTCTTGAAAACCGGGCTCAGCGTATGCCCGTTTTTCGATAGCTCGCCGTAGCGCTCGCCGCCCCACCCAAGCCCGCGCAAAGCATTGCGGATTTGAATAAGCCTCTCTTCAAAAAAGCTGTCAAGCACATCCGCATAATTCAGGATCGACGACTCATCACCAGCCATGACGGCCGCATAACCTTCTGGCGTAGTCGGGTCAATTACCGGCTCGGGCTCCACCACTTTCGGCTCCCGCGCCGCCGCAATCTGTCCCTCCAGATCCTTGATCTCGCCTTCGAGAACCACGATCTCGCCCTTGAGCGCGTCGAGTGCGGCCATCTTCTCGGCGCGCTTGGTGTTGTTGCGCACGAACGCGGGGCTGTTCTTCTCCGCGGCCTTCATGACCCGGCGCGCGACCTCGCGCACGTTCAGCTCTTTGCCTTGCTCGGGGGCGACCAGGATCGTCACGTCCTTTTTGTTGAGCATCCACTTCCACGAGGTAAGGTCGTCTGTCGGGGTGACGCGCTTGGGCGTGGTGTCGGGGTTGTGGAAGTAGACCGTGATGGTTTGGCCGTCCGACAGCTCGAAGATGACCGCCACCTGCAGGACGCCCAACTGCGTGAACGGGTCCGAGATTTGGCGCGCGACCGGCTTGATCTCGCCGGATGCCCGCTTCATGACCATCTCCATCTGCGCCGCGACCTTCTCGAGCCGCTGATAGGCCACGACAACGCCGTCGATGGCGAGGCGCTTCTCGGCCTCAGACATCACCTCGTCCATCGAGATGGAATCCATCAGCAAGTCGTTGTCGCCGTCCGCGCGCCTAAAATCCATCAATGCCGCGTGCAGCGGTTTGGTGAGCAACTCGGCGTCGGCGTTCCAAAGGTAGTGGCGGATCATGTAGAGGGCTCCGGGGAATTAGGCGGCGGCGAGCAGGTCGCTCAGCTCGGTGCGTAGACCATCGCGGATGACGATCAGGTCATCGCGGCGCTGCGTGAGAACGGCGAGCATCTTCGGCGCTGCGGTTTTAACGGACGGCGGGAGTTTGGTCTTGCGCCGTGCCAGGGCCTTCTGAAAGGCCGCGCGCTTGGCGTCCAAGGCATCGACGATCTCGCGCACCGCGCGCATGTGATCGAGCTGATTGACGATCGGAAGCGCCTTGCCGTTGAGCAGGACTTGGAAGATGTCGCCCGGCTGCTTGATGCGCAGCACGACGGACTGAGAATCGGGGAAGGACAGCACCAGCTCGCGATAGGCGATGTTCGAGGTGCGTTTGGTTCCGACAAGCGCTTCGATGCTCAGCGGCTCGGCTTGGTACTTGGCGAATGCCTTCTTCACGGCATTCAGCGGCCCGGCTTTGGCCAGGTCGTCGAAGGAGAACAGAATGGTGGACATGGCGACGCCTGCGCTCGGGAACGTAGGCGTTATTGTGCTGCGTCGGGCGCGGGGCGCGGGGCGCGGTTTTCCTCCCGGTGCGCCTAGGTGCCCTCCTCGACAAAGACGTTTCCGGATGCGATCACAACAGCACCGCACTCGCATTGCGAGCCGTTGACCGCAACGAGCAAGCCGTTGGCGTAGACCGTTGTCGCGCCGCTGATGATGCGATTCGTACCGTGCTCTAGGCACGCAACAAGATCGCCCACGCGCGCGACCTGTCGTCCTTGCGCGTATACGTTCGTAGACCCTCCGATCACGTATCCAATATGCGAGATCGGGTCGCCCTTGTGTGCAATAGCAGGCATCAGTTCAGGTCAATCCGTTCGGCGACAACCTTTACCCGCTTTGCCGCTTGCACAATAACCTCGTTTCCGGCCATCAATGTAATCCTCCCAGAAAGGGTTTCCAGCTTGTTCTCGATCGCTCGTAGCAGAATATCGAAGTGCGCTTCAAGCGAGATATTCTCCTGATGCCAAGTGCGCCGCTGGCCGGTGAAGTTGTCGCGTCGCGCGTTGCGGTATCCCGTGATGATCGGATAGCGCGAATCCCCGGCGACGAACGCCACCCACACGGTATCGCCGACCTCGACGGCGATCTCGGTCTCCCAGTCGGGATTGCCGGGGTGAATGGACTTATCGCCGATGCCGTACTCGATTTCAGCGTTCGGAAGCGGATCCGCACCGTCGGTGATGCCGGGGATCTCAACCCGACACAGCCGCGTGTCGGCATCGTACTCACGCACGATCGCAGGCCAGCGCCCGCCGTAGCTGCCGTAGTCGTTGCCGCGTTGTGCGCTCATGTCATCAGCCCCAACCATACACGGGTGTATTGCTCGATCGGCCCGCCCTCGGTGCCGCTCGAGTAGACGCTTGCAGCCGTCAGAATCGCGTAGGTCTCGCCGCCGATCACCTGTGCGGCATCCCCGGCGCGCAACGAGATGGTGTAGTCGATGCGCAAACGCTTGGACTGAATCAGTACGCGCGTCATGTTGCGCAGAACATCCTCCTCGGCGCGCGGCTTGAAGCGCGCGTGACGCGCCTTGCTGTTGTCGCCGAAGATGAACGCGTTGTGCTCGTCGAGGCCGAAGAACCACGGGATTTCATGCCGCTCGATGAACCCTGAATCGATCGCTTCGGTGAGATTGGCCGGCACCGTCAAGGTCGGTTTCTGATCGAACAGCGCCTCCAGGCGCAGGAATTCCAGCTCGTCATCCGCGTTGATGCGCAGCACGCCCGCATGCTCTTGAAACAGTTTGGCGACACCGAACGTCGGCGTATCGCCGATCAGGCAGGTGAAGGACGGGATCACGATGTCGCCCTTGATCGGCTTGGCGAGAGACGCCCCGCACGCCCGATAGATGTCCGTCAGCGAGGTGTTCTCCAGATGCACCGCGCGCTCGCGAACGAAGGTGAGCGGCTGTAGCTCGCGCAGCACGCAGGTGAGGTGCATGAACTCGATCAGCCGCCCGGCTTGCTCGGTGTTGCGCCGCGTCAGCTCGGCGAGCGCGATGCGATAGGCCCGCTCGGGGCCGACATAGATGTCGAGANCTTCTTTTAGGTAATCGCGATTGCCGTCGTCCAGGCGCAACTCGATCTCAAGCGTCTCGGGGATCGGCGCGAGATCGGCGCGAAACACCGAGCGCTTGACCTTATCGCCTGGGATTTGCGTCAGGTCGTGGTAGTAGTACACGGATCAGATCACGCACAGGGCCGGGTGGAAAAACGCCCGCTTGCTCATCTCCTGCTCGGCAAGGGTGATGTCGGTTGCGACCTCGGAGGTGGAGCGCCCGAAGACATCCACGCCGAGCCCGCGCGAGGCTTCGAGCATCATCGCCGTCTCGCGCTCGATGTAGAGCAGGAACAGCGGACGAATCAGCGCCCACTCCGAATCGCTCAGGGCGGTTTCGGCATCGATCGCCTGGTCCGGATCGGTGTCCGGATCCGCTTCGAGCGCATCCCAAGCCGCACCCATGCGCGCGAAGCCGTGGTAGAAGGTTGTCGCCGCAACCGCCAACGCGGTGACTTGCGCGGTATCGAGCATCAATCCGGAGGGTCGCTCATCGTCGAGAAACGACGCCACCCGCTCGCTCAGCGTCAGATAATCGCTCACTGGCGCAGCATCTCTAGCCACATGATCGATTCGTGCAGCGCGATAAACGGAATCGCGCAGAAGAACAACGCGACGATGGCCTCAATCATGCCCGGCGCCCTCGGCAAGCGTGTAGTGTGTGCGGGCGCGCCGCCTGATTTCTGCCCATAGCGTTGCGCGAACGCGCTCTTGATCCGTCACGCCTGCATCGTAGTAGGCGCATGCCCGGTGACAGTCCTCCGGAATGCGCCTCGACATCGCGCACTCGGGAGGATCGCGTTCGATGAGGTGCCCGCACGGGGCAATCATCAAGGCATGATCTCGCATCGCGCGCCCCTCATCTCCAGCGCTTCTACGCGCGCGAAAAGATCAAGTATATACACGAGGTTTGCTTCGACTTGCGCGTCAAGCTGATTGCGCCGGTATGACTCGAAGATACCGGCAACAAGAAACAGTATCATCAAGATCACAAGCGTTCCTCGCATCGCCCCGGCAAGTTGCGTCGTCATTTTGACGCCTCCAGAATAAACGTCACGGCGAGCCAAATTCCGACGACAGAGGAAAAATAGCGCGCCATCCAAGGAATTCCGAACGCCTCGCCGATCTCGCGCGAAAGCAGGTACGCGTATCCGTAGAGCACGATCGCCATCATGCCGAGCGTGAGCCACGAAAAACTTGAATACACGGCCGCGGCGGAATCAATTCCGCGAGACTCGAGAATGCGCTGGAAAGCCCAATACCAGCGCCACAGGGCCATCCCGCTCGCAAAATACACCACGCCTACGGCAATGTTTCTCGCGAAGCCATCAAGTGCATCCCCGCCAAGCAGCCGCGAGAAATACAGCGCGACATAGGCGGACACCAGTACAACGACGATGTTGCCTGCTGCGAGTAGGCTCGAGATCAGAGTATCATCGATCATGATGCCCGGCTTTCTCTCTGATGGACTCGACAGCAGCGTCAAGACGTTTCATTGCGCTTGAAAACTCGTCGCGCCCGACTTTTGCGCTCGAAACAGGGAAAAGCCACGCGTCGACACGACACAACCAGTACGCGATCCTGCACAAAAAAGGATCGGTGCTCCTGCGCCCGTAGTTCGTGCCCTGCTCCGGTGTCCCGCCTGGCCAGTCGGTTGCGCGTCGTCTGTACATCACAAGCGGCGCTCGATGGATTCCAGCGCATTGGTCAGCGAGTCCATAGCCTGCACCCATTTCTCTCGCTCTTTCGCGCATGTCTTTTCCTTTTCCGTTCGCTCGTGATAGTTCAGCGCGCCCCATGCCAGCGCCAATGTCGCGAACGCCGCTTTGGACTCGACGACCCCGCCGGCAAATGCGATGACATTCGCGAAATCCATTACTTCGGCTTGTATTTCGCAACAAGCAACGCGATAACCGCCTCGATAAGCGCCGTCCGAACCATCGGCCATGCCTCTTTGACGGCATCAACAACCATGTTTTTAGCGACGATCGTTGAATTCGCGCTGGCTTTCGCCTTCGCGCATTTCCGCGTGCATGAAGGTCAAGACCAGTGTCTCGATACGCGCATAGATTGGCCCGGTAATCAGCGAGCGCAAAATAAACAGAACACTATTCAGGATCATTTGCATCATTCCACCTCGCAACGAATGAACGGGCCGAACATCATCATCGTCTGCAACATGCTCAACTCAACCGACGAAGCGCCAGAAAGAATCTCGGGATTCGGTCGCAGATTGGGCCGGCAGTGCGTCACGGCGCAGCCTGAGACACACATCGTCACAGCCAGAGCGAGCAAACAGGACGCCGTTGCGCATGCGATCAATTTGAGCATGGTCGCGCGCCTTCGCCGCCTTGGTTTTCCGTTCAGTCGCCGCCGAACGCGCCTTTCGCCATGCTCAGCGCGTCCGGCGCCTTGCCGATGCGGATGTCGCGCCCTTTCACGCGCGCCACGAGGGTCGCGTCGATCGGCGCCTTTGCTTTGGCTGCGCCGATCGCACTCCAAGCGCCGCCAAACAGCGTAATGATGGCGCCGACAACGGTAACGATTTGATCAGCCTGATCGAGCCCGAGCCAAATCAGCTCGACGAGGTAGGCCGTATCGACCTCGCGCAAAGCGGGAACGAAAAGCGCCGCCGTGCCAAGTGCAGCCACAAGCAACCCGCGCGCGCGATCGGTTCTCCACCAGGGTTTTGCGGGCAATGGTGTTGCGGCCAAATCGGCATCGCGATCGGCAAGCGCGGCCTTGGTTGCAGGCCCGAACCAGCCATCCACCTGCACCGGGCCGTAGCCCTGCGCATTCAGCTCGACTTGCAGATCCCGGACCTCTTGCGCAAAGCGCCCGGTGGGGAAACGATCGTTCACGGGCGGATCTCCTTGTGCTGTTCGAGTAGAGCGAGGAATTCGGCTTGCGCAATGCGTTTGACGGCACGCCACTGCACGCGCCCGGACGCATCAACGCCCCAAACCGGGACCGGATCGCGCGGATAAGTGCCGTCGCGGAACAGGCGTTGCTCGGCCTCTCTGCGGGCGCGCACCTCGATCGGCTTGAGCCAGCCCATAAAGGTTCTCGCGGCAGACGCGACGCGGCCCGCGTTGAGATGCTTTGTCAGTTCCGCACGCGCGATCCCGCCGGTGTTGTAGTGGAAGCTCACCAGTGCGTCGAACTGCTCCTGCGAGACCTTCACCCGCACCGCCCGGCGCACGTCCGCGGCATAGCGCTCGATGTCGACGATATAGGTTCGCAGCGCGCGGGCGAGTCTCGCCGTCCAGATCATCGGGCATCCCNCGCGCCATCTTGCGTGGGTTGGGCTCGCCCGCGGCTGCGGTATGGCCGACCCCGTAGGTCCACACGCCGACCGAATCCCGGTAGGGTCCGGGCACGATGCCCTCGTGACTTGCGAGCGCGTAGAGCCCGCGCGGCGAGACGTTCATTGTCGTGATCCTATCTGTCTGCGGGTCTGCTTCGGCTGGCGGATCCGGCTCGCGAGCCGCGAAAACATCACGCGCCCACTCGAGCGCGAATCCAACGATGCGGCGAAGATAGTCGCGATGCGTCACCGCTCGGGTCTTGATGGTGTATCAATGCGCTGCGGCCCAATCACGGTTCCTACTCCCATTCCCATTGCAGCCGAACACGCGTCGGCGGTGCCACCACGGGCGTCGGCAGATAAGTCGCTTCGAGCGTCGCCCATTCCGAATGCCCACCATTCAAGCCCCATGCCCTGACCTTAAGCAATACTGTCTCGCCGAACGTCAGCCCGAGGTCGTCGCACGGCACCGAGCGCGCTTCAGGCTTGGCAGCCGCTGCCCTTCGATCCCCGACGAACACGCCGAATCCGCCGATCTGCGCCTGAGCGTCATCCGGGTAATCCCACGCGAGCGTACAGCCCTGATACGCGGGCACCGGCTCTGCATGTGCAACGCTGTACCAAGCGCTCCACGACAGCACGGCAATCGACAGCGCGAGTACGGCCCAGATCCGCGCCCACAGTTTTCGCGTGCGCTCGGCCTCGCGGTGGGTGTCGATGATGGTGTCGAGGATGCCGGAAAAGCCGGATTCGGATCGGTCGGTCATCGCAATGCCTCCGTCAAATAGCTCAACCCGGCAAAACCGCCCGCAACCAGCGCGACGATGAGCGCAACGTAGAGCCTATTCATCGCCACGCCCGTATTTGATGAGATCGCGCACGATGAAATACCCGAGCACGGCAAGGGCGACAGCCTGCAACAACAGGCTAAGTCCTCCGATGATGGCGAGCCATGTCGGGACGAGGATCATAGCGTCCTCGCCGCCTCGAACAGCGCGATCAATTCCGCCTCGCCAAGCCCTTCGATCGACGCGGCGAATGCCTGAAGCACTGGGTCTCGGAATTTCCATATCTGCGCATCTTCGACGAATACGCGCTGAGCCGCCGTCATTGTCGGGAGCATCGTTGCAATCAGCGCTTCGTACTGATCCCAGAGTCCAGCTTGAATAAGCGCCAACTTACCCTGAAGCCGAGTGCATTCAAGGTTATCGAGCATCGCCTCGTGAGCTGCTGCGGCTTGCGCTGCAATCGCATCGGAGCGCTCTTCCGGCGCACCGACGGGCTCGCGCACGTAATGCACACCCAGCGCATCCTCTGCCAATTGCCACGGCCCGTATCCCAGTGGAGCCGGCCCGTCGGCCGTGACGTGCCGCAGCACGCCCAATTGCGCGAGGCGATGAATGTCCTCGCGACGGATCAGCGGGGCCACCGGGTGGCGTAGGCCGTCGCGCAGAATGTGGCTTGGCGGCAATTCATGCTCTGCAGTCATGTAGCCCATTCGGCACCTCGTAATGGGGTAATTGGCGAATCAGGTCAGGGCGCTCCGCGCGGATCCGCGCGCAGTAATGCTTATGTCGTACTGGTGTTCACGGTCATGGCCCATGAGGCTATTGAGACTCAAGACATGCCCGGCTTTCAATGCGTCGCCCGAAGCGATGCAAGGCTATGCCTGCGCACGAATCGTCGACTGCGCCAAGTGCGGTATCCCACAAAATTCAAGCCGCGGCGAAGCGGCGCAATGCTGGCCTTGGGAAAGCGACAGGCGCAGTGTCTGCGCAAGATACTCGCGCATGGCGTCTCGGTGATCGAAAGCCTGCTCGCGCGTCAGGCCGATCATCACCATGTCATCGACATAGCGCGCGTAATGCCTGACTTTCAGGGTGCGCTTGGCGAAATGATCGGCCGGGTTGAGGTAAATCAGGGCGTAGAGCTGACTGAGCAGGTTGCCGATCGGGATACCCAGAGGCTCGCCGTGATCGCCATAGAGCGCCATCAAATCAAGAAGCCGACGGTCTTTGATCTTGCGCGCAATCAACTCGCCCAGGATGTCGCGATCGATCGTGTAGAAAAACCGCCGAACATCCAGATGCAGGCTGTAGCGATCATCCCCGTACTGTCGCATGGCCTGCTGCACGTAATCGGCGCACCGATGGGTGCCTTTTCCCTTGCGGCATGCAAAGGAGGTATCCACAAAGGTGCGATCGAAGATCGGGTAAATGCGGTTGTAAATGGCGTGCTGCACAACCACGTCCCGAAAGGCGGGCGCATGGATCAGCCGCGGCTTCGGCTCCTTGACGTGGAACGTGTAATAAGGCTGCGGACAATACACCCCTGAATGCAATTCAGCGTGCAGTGCCGAGAGGTTCGACCCGAGGCGTCGCTCGAATCCAAAACAAGCCCGCTTGGCCCGCTTTCCGCGGCGTGCATTCAGGTATGCATCGAATAAGCTGTCCGTGCCGAAGCATTGATCGAAAAGCCCGCCGGTTCGATTCATGACTGAACGGCCCCCTGGTCTTCGCCGAAGCTACCGAAAAGGGGGCCGTGTTGCCGATTTCGCCTGAGCCGGAGCATTTCCGGACACAAGCAGGACGACACATCCCTATGACTCCACTGCACCCGAGCTGCGGGCCTTGAGGTGGCATCATAGTCGGAGGCCCGCAGACCCACATTGACGTTCGAGTTCGTGCGGTTGTTGTTCAGGTTCAACGCCCACACGCCGGCGTTCGACGTGTTGTTCCAGTACCCGCCGGAGATCAGGCACATGTCGGTGTGCCGCCCTTTTCCTGCTGTCGCGCGTAAACGATCCATCCGCCGATCATGCGGCCGATCTCGTCCACCAACGCCTCGATCGTCGTGAGTCGATGCAATGCATGTTTTTCAGCCTGCCCTGCAACCTCCTTTCCGTCTCGGAACTTGAAGTATCCAAGCTCATACGCAAGCCTGACTTGCATGCGCAATTGCTCATGCATAATATCCATTGCCGTCAGCGTTGTCTTCTTGTGATAACGCTTCTGCGTCTCGGTGATGAGATCGTAAAGCCCGTACGCGGTATTCCTGATCCGCGAGCACAACGCATATTTCTCGTGTTTAGGGAAATGGTTCAGGTAGATGTTCAGAAGCTTAAGCATTTCGATGTATTTTTGATCCAGTAGCGCCTGGCTGTGTGTTCCCATCGAGTAACCCGCCGCGCTATCGCGCGGCTTGACATTCAAACATAGGCGGAGGCCCGCAGACCCACAGAGACG